GCCAATCAAAGCACTAATACCTCCGGTGGCACATATATCTACGCAGCCTACGCGGAAAATCCGCTGAAGTACGCAAACGCAAGGTAACCGTACTGGTGCGGCTCACCAGGGAATCGAAGGATTCACACAATGCCCTCGCTTCCCCAAGACAAAGCCAACCACGCCATCTACGGCGCGTTGATCTTCCTGTTGGCGCTGGCCATCCTGCGCCGGCCTGACGCCGCCTACGGCCTCGTGGTGCTGGCCGCAGTGGGCAAGGAGGTGCTCGACTGGCTCTCCAACCAGCGAGCCATCAGGGCGGGTCTAACACCTACGCACGGGGTAGAATGGCTTGATGCCCTGGCAACCTGTGCCGGCGGCGCCGCGCCACTCCTTGCTAGGATGATCTGATGAACCCTCAACACCTGATCGACATTGGCCTTGGCGTCTCTTGCGCCGTCACCGGATGGTTTGCAAGGGAGCTATGGTCAGCGGTCAAGGAGTTGAAAGCTGACCTGACCCGCCTATCGGTCGAGCTACCCAAGACCTACGTCACCCGTGACGATTACCGCTCAGACCTCAAAGAGATCCGCGACCTGCTGGGGCGCATCTTTGACAAGCTGGACGGCAAGGTCGACCGCTCATAGCAGCGCCGAGATACCCACAGTCACCATCTCGCTCTTGAGCTTTGACGGGTTGGTCTTCGCCATCACCCGCAACGCCACCGCAGCGAACGTCTCGATGCCGGCCCAGGCGTCCTCGATGTGGGGATCATTGAGCGCCAGGATGTGTTTGCGGATCGTCAAGACGTCGGCCATGTAGGCCTCGCGGATGGCGTCTATCGCTGCTTTAGTTGGTCGCATGAGAAGTCTGCTAGTTGCCACACGCTGTTGGGCGCGTGAATTTTGAAAGGTTTGGCCACCCGACGCGGCGCCAGTTCTGATGCGGCCTGGCGGGCAGCGATCCTTGCCGTCCTGCGGTCCCGGCAGGCCTTGTGCTGTAGCTTGCGCTTTGTCCAGCGCCCAGCGTCTAGCTCTGCCGCCCGCTCAGGTGACGCCCATCGAGCGGTGACGCCACTACCGGCCACGCCCAGCAGGCGAGCCTTGCGGGCAAAGCACAGTATCTTGCGGGTCTTGTCCAGCGAGATCGCCATCCGCAAGTGCATGTCAACTGTGCTGACGCCGTTGGGGTACTCGCGGACTAGGTTGGATGCTAGGTGCATCAGCAACTCGGTGTCAGGATGCATCATCGCGTACTCTCAAGGTTCCGCCTTCGTGCATCGCCAGTAGCAACTGCGCGATGACGATCTCTTGGCGTTTGATTTCGTACTTGAGGCTTTTGTTTTCTGCTAAGGACTGGCGATGCTCTAGCAGAAGGTCTAGCTTCAGTTCGCGCTTGAGGCGCTCGTTCTCCGCTAGGGCATCGCCCAGCAGGAGGTCAAGTTTTCTTTCGGTCTCGGTCATGGCTCAATTCCAAAGCGTTCGTGCATATCATTCACTAGCTCAACTGCCCAAGTTGGTTCTGCGTATTGAGCAGCTTCGCGCTCAACCATTTGGATGCACTCAAGCGCAATAAGCCGGGCAAACGTCTCCAACTCCTCAACAGTAATATGAGAGGTTTTGTACCCCTCAAACGTGCCAAAGACCAACCCTACTCCGCTGATGTTGGTTTTAATGTTCATGCCAGCTTCCTCGGCTAGCGCTTTGATTCGTTCGTTCACGAAGCCACCCCCTTAGTCTTCTCAAACGTCCTCAAGCCACCAAGCCCGAGCATCCCCAACATCAACTGCCAAAGGTTATCGTCGATCCCCGGCAGCGTCGGCAACGGATGGTCGAGCACAATGCCGGTCCATTGGACTAGCGGCCTGGCAATATATTGACACGCCAGCGCCGAGGCGCAGACCCAGCCAATCGCTGGGCGCCAACCGCTGGTAAAGGCGCTGGGGCTCGATGCCTCGGCGCGGTTGGTGTCAAGCTGGCCCTGGACAATGGCGACCTGGGCAGCGAGCTGCGCCGCCTCTGCTGCGCTCTTGTCAGGCCAAATGCGGGTGATGACGGTTTGCGCCAGTTCGACGCCTGCTGTTAGAGGGTCCATTCGCCTGTCTCCATCTGCTTGGCCATTCGAGCCGCCCGCCCAAAGGTTTGCTTGGCCCAGGCGCTGTCCATCATCTCTGCCGCGGCCTCGCTGTAGTGGCCGTCCTCGATGCTGCCGAGGGTGCGCTTGAACTTGAGCAGCCCGCCAATGCCCATCTGAAATGCCATGCCGATCAGCACGGCCTGGCGAGGCTCGGACAGTCTGGGCATCCACGGCAGCGCCAGCAATACCTCGTGGGTCTTGGCCTTGATGTCGTTGTCCAACAAGTAGTTGATCTCATCGTTGGACAACCCGCCGCCCTTGCGCGAATCGATCAAGCGGCCAACGCCGATGGTCCAGTACCCGAGGCTGTCCTGATAAGCGCAGGACTCGGCGCCTTCCTCCCTCAATAGTTGGGTCTTCAGGTCCATAGCGTCACTCCCCACGCCAGTACCAAGACCCAAACAATGAAAGCGGCGGCTCGGTTGGCCCATGACCAGCGGTTTCTATAGTGAACTATAGAGCAGCCATAATCGGCCCCACTGTTGAACGCTTGGTCGAGCGTCCGAGGAAAACGACGGGTCGTTCCTCCGTTGAGAATCGGTGGTTGTTGAAGCATTTGTAGCGTCTCCAAGTTAGATTATTGGGGCGTTGCCGGGTCTCAAGTACACCGGTTGGCGCGTTACACAGGGGGCAACGCATAGAGCGGTATTGCAACGCACCCAAGGTCGACCCAGTACTGCATCTCTTCCTTGCGCCTGGTGAGCAGGATGCAGACGCCTGACTCGCTCACCATCCAACCGATGTGCGTCATGCTAGCCACGCGATCAGCGCCACCAGGGCAACGATCCAGACCGCGCAGAACAGGCTCTGGCGGGCTGCCGCCTTGCAGAAATACTCATCCCTCATGTCTTGCTCCTTTCTGGCCAGTTGTCTGGCCGTGGATACCACTGGACGTTCTTCGCGTGCTTGTCAACCCGGTTGCCATACACCGTCACGGCGTAGATGCCATCCGAGTCAAAGCACGGCCAGGACCAGTGCTCACCGTCCCACCAGCGCAACCAATGCGGGCCGCATGGCCACCATCCGATGCTCGGTGGTTTTTTATTCTTCATCGTACCCACCATCGCCATCAAAGCGCTCTTGCTCGTCCAAAGCGAGCAACTCTATCGCCTCGATCTTGTCGGGGCTCAGGAGGCCCAGAATGTCGGTGTCCTTAATGTAGGCCGCCGCCAGGCACATGGTGCTGGGATAGTCCGGGTGATCGCCATGACCAAAGCACTCTGGCTCGTAATCCAGGTGGCAGACCAGGGGCTCGCTCACATCGTCTATGTTGTAGACGAATTCCACGCTGTCCAGCGGGCAGGGTGGGGCGCCGTTCATGACAGCGCCAGGAAAAGGAAGGTGGCTCCGGCAAGCCCGAGGGCTGCGGCGAAGAGGGCATCAGAGATCATTGGGGCTCCTTGGTGCCCGGCGCTGGGCCGGGCTGGGTTGTGGTTCAAAAGAAAGGCACACGTTGAGCAAACCACTGACGCGCAATGGCCTCGGTGGTTGTCGTGGACCACGTTGCGTGATCCGGCTCATCGCCGGGATCGCATACGGCCCAGCCGTGCGCCATCAATTTGGCGTCGTCAGCGAGCCACAGCTCGGCGTGCGCCGCAAAGCCGGCTAAACGCCACTGGCGACCGGTGGCGTCGGCCTTGGCTGGCGCGTTGAAATTGGCATCTGCCAGCGCATCCGATGCGCGGCTAAAGTCTTGCAGGGCGGCGGCGTTGATGACATTCCCAAGACTGTCATACGCTGCGGCCTCAGCAGCGGTAAAGGCCTGGCGGCATTCGTCAAGTTTTTTAAGGTTCATGTTGGCTCCGGTCCGGTTGCGGGTTGGTGTGAGAAGCATAATACCCAAAAAAAAGCATCAATTCTTAGGTATAAACCCTAGGTTTCGCATCTTTTCTTTAGCATCTTCCTGCCC